TTTGGAATTATGCTAAAAAATTAGGTATTTTGAGTGAGTATACAATTCTTGTAGATGGATACAGAACTGAAGAAATGGTATTGCAAGCAGATCGTGTTGTAAGTGTTGATAGTGGAGTAACTTTTAAAGCAATAATGCATGATAAGCCATGTTGTACTTTGCGTGACCCAAATATGACAAATGAAATAGCTCCAGTTTTAAAAACTGATGATAGTATATTAGACGTTAAAGCAGTATCTAAAAAAGATAAAATGAAGTGGTTGAATTGGTTTTATGGTAGAGTTTGTATTGATTTTCATAAAGATGACTACAGCGAAAAACTACTTGAAAAGCTTTGGAAATATGAAAAAAAAGGTATGAATGATTATGAGGTACACAAATGGTAGTATATGAAAAGCCTTGGCCTCATATTGTTATTGAAAATTATTACAGTGATGAAGTTTTTGCAGAAATAAAAAAATCATCAAAAAGATTTTTAAAAGATAATGTTGACGTAAATGTAAGAAAACAAGAGTTTCCATTTGCAGATGACCCTGTATTGAAAAAATGCATTGATAGTAGGCCGCTTGATGTTTCTTATTTAGATATATTAAAAAATCACAGACCACATGATGACCTAAAACTTTTTTGGGAAGTTAATTTTTTATTAGGTCCACATAAATATCCAATACATGATGAAGCACCAAGAAAAGTATTATCTTGCGTAGTATATGTTGATCCATATTTTAATAATGGTACATACTTATATAATGAAGATAAAAGCTACGCAAAGAATATCTTATGGAAGCCTAACACAGCCTTTATATTTGCCGCCATAGATGGAGTAACATGGCATGATTATGATTGTCCAAAAGGCAAGCTAAGAATAACCATCAATCAATTCTTAGAAAGACCTAGAGATTATGAACAAATTTCTTAAATATATAGAATTAAATTTAACTGAATTGTGTAATTATACATGCACGTTTTGCCCAAGAGGTCATGGATACCCAAATCTTAATTATCATATGACCCCAGAAACTGTAGATGAAATAGTTAAACAAGTTAAAGAATTAAACCAACCTATACATATACAGCTTGCAGGGCGCGGTGAGCCAACTTTAAATAAATATTTTGATGTAATACTGCAAAAATTATTAGATTTAAGAAAGGTTGCTGATGTTAAGCTTGAAATAAATACAAATGGAAAACGGTTAGATAAATATTTACCATTAATTGAGCAAATGGATTATGTTGTTCATAATATTTATGCGGAAAATCCAGCAAATCCTGTTGATGTTCAAAAAAAATATCCAAATCTTCGTGTTAAAGACAAAAAAGATGTGAGCAGTAGAAATTGGAAGACACGATCTGGATATATACCAGATCAAGCTTACTCAGAGCCAGATTATTACCATCCAAGATATGGTGGTATGTGCCACAAGCCATTTGAAGTTGTGTATATTGATTGGCAGGGAAACTATAACTTATGTTGCGATGTATGGAAAGATATAGAAGTGTTAGGCAATATATTTAAAACCTCAATAAAAGATCACACCACACATAACAAAAGGCTTAAAGAATATAGAAGTAGGTTAGCAAAAGGCAAAAGAGACATGAAACCATGTGTTGATTGTAATATTCAATGCAGTGTAGAATTTTTAGATAAATTAGAAAAAATGCTGGAGAAATAAATGTTTATTGATAGGGCAGTCATAGAGGTAAATGGTGGTTGCAACTATTCATGTTCAATGTGTCCACAAACAAATCAAGGGCGTGATAAGTCTTTTCTAAAAAAAATGTCACTTGAAACTTTTGAAGATATGTTAAAGCAAATGAGGCCTCGTGTAGTAAATTTAGAAGGTTCTGGAGAAGCTACTCTTAATAATAATTTACCAAAATATATTGATTTAGTAAAAAAATATGATGCAAAAGCTTACATATTTAGCAATGGGTATAAAATGCATGGTCAATTTATGAAAGATTGCGTTAATGCTGGTCTTGATTTTTATAGGTTTTCTATAATTGGCTATAACGCAGAATTATATTTCAAATGGATGGACAGCTTGGCATTTAATCATGTGCTAGAAAATATGTATACAATGCGAGATTATGCAAAAGATACAATTGTATCTTCATATCATTTAATATTAGACAATGATCAAATTAAATATGAAGCTAAAAAATATCTTGAACTAACAAAAGGCGGAGCGGTTGAGATTTGGAAAATGCACAATTGGGCTGGTTCTTATGAAAGTAGCCGCAAAGGAGAAATAAAGACTTGTGGTAGGCCATTCAGTCCAGATGCGGTAGTAAGAGCAAATGGGGCAGTTCATCCATGCTGTCAGGTCTTAGGCAAAGATGTAGAGGCAACTCTAGGCAATGTTCACGACAATACCTTTGAGGAAATATGGAATGGCTCTTTGTATGAAGATTTAAGAGATCGTCACAGAACTGGTAATTATCCAGATTATTGCAAAAGTTGTGATTTTTTAATTTCTGACCCAGAGGTTCTTGTTTATAGCAATTATGCTAAAGATGGTAACATGAATGGCGCGGATTTTAATTTAAAAGATTTTGTAAGTTAATATAATGGCAATAATACATCAAATATCATTAAATAATGACGCTTTTGATGGTAGAAAATATACATGGCAACAAGCGATTGAAACTTCTGGATGCACACCAGATAGTTCTTGGATTGACCCACTGCATAAAAGACAGCTTTTAAAAGGCGAATTTGCATGTGCGGTAAGCCATTTAAGAGTTTGGCAGAAAATTGTAGATAGCGGAAAAAATGGCATTATTCTTGAAGAAGATGTTGTTATTCATAGTATTGATACAGAAGAAATAGATAATTTATTAAAAGATCACGATAGCGTTTGGCTTGGGTATAGATTAAATTCTATGGGTTATTGGTACAATGCACACGCATATGCTATAACACCAAAAATTGCCAAGTGCTTAATAGATAGTTATAGTAAGGCCATTATACCTGTTGATGAATGGCTTCCAAAAAAGCTTAAAAATAAAAATAATTACTTTTATAAAACACCTATTGTAGATCAAATACCAAGGTCAGTTAGACCGTCAACCATAGAGGATACAGAAATGCTAGAAGGCAAAGACATTGATTTTCGTATAATTACAGTTGCTACAGAGCCAGAGAAAATGTGGGCGCTTGAGCAATCGGCAAAAAAATATGGTATTCAGGTTATTAATGTAGGAAAAGATCACCCTTGGCGAGACCCAATGGAAGGTCTTGCTGGTATGCCAAAGATACAATTGGTTAATGAATATCTTGCTACAGCACCAGAAGATGCAATTATTTTGTATTTAGATGGTTATGATACATTCTTTGCAGATAGCCCCCTTGATGTATTGTCAAGATACCAGCAAATGGGCGCTGATATAGTATTCGGCGCAGAAACTGAATGTTGGCCTGATAAAAATTCTGAAAATAAATGGTCAAATACAGGCACAAAATATAAATATTTAAATAGTGGTTGCTATATTGGTACAGCAAAAGCCCTTCATAGTTTTATATCATTGCCAATAATTGAACCAGCAAATGGTGATGACCAGCTTTATTGCCAGCAGAGATACTTAGCTATGCTTGGCGTTGAAACAGATTATAGTGTTCTATTGGACTTTGAAGCTTATATTTTTCAAAACCATGATAAAAATATACAGGTTGTAAATAATCAGTTATGGAACAAAGAAACAAACTGTTGTGGATGTATATATCATGGCAATGGTGGAGTTGATGCTAAAGACTTTTTTGTTGAAATGGCAAGCAAATTTGGTTTTACAAAATCAGAAGCAGAAGTTGTCAGCCCATATTATTTAACTTTAGATTATGAAGAAGTTGCTAAAGATATATTAGTGACAGATTTTTTAAGCGAAAATCAATGTAAATATCTAATAGATAAATCTGAAAGTCGTGGAAACTGGGGCGCTATGGAAGGCGATAAGTTCCCAGCACAAGAAATTAGACTAAAAGATTTAGGGCTTTGGCATGAATACGAAAGGCTTTGGCATGAAAAATTAGGTAAAATCTCCGAGGGTTTTTGGAAACCTATGGAGCATCTAGGTCTTAGGGACGTTTTTACTATGAGATATACAACAGATACACAAACTTCTCTGCCTTTGCATACAGATGCATCTTTAGTAACTGGAAGTGTAAAGCTTAATAGCAACTATGAAGGTGCAGAATTAATCTTTCCAAGGCAAAATTTTTCAAACATAAATGTAAAAAATGGTCAGTGTATACTTTTCCCAGCACAAGTAACGCATGGGCATTATGTAAACGAGCTAGTATCTGGTAAAAAATATAGCCTAACTATGTGGACTAGCAGATATAAAGGAGACATAAATGAATAAAATTTTTGTTGAAATAGGTTCTGCTGATTTTGATACATGCTTGCCGCTTGCTAAAGCTGGATGGCATGGAATTTGTGTAGAACCAGTACCATATTTAAATAAAAGAATTACTGATATTTACAGAAATTATCCAGTTCTTATACACGAATACGCTATTTCAGATATAAAAGGTACGGTTGATATGTGCGTAGCTAATGATGATGGTAATTGGCTTAAAGGATGTTCGCATATAATATCTGAAAATCATATTGGTTATAAATTAAGTTCACATCCAGATAATGTTGGTCTTTTTGATAATAAAATAACAGTAAATTCTATGACATTAGATGATTTAGTTTATGATATGAATGAAATTGATTTTTTGAAAGTAGATGCAGAGGGACATGAATTAAATATATTTTTAGATTATTCCTTTAGAGTAAAGCCAAAAATAATAAAAGTTGAACATAAGCATGTTGACGATATAGCCCTTTCTAAAAAAATAGAAGAAAATGGGTATTTGGTTTGGACGGAAAAACATGATATATATGCAATAAGTAAATAGGAGTTTTATAATGTCTTTTGGTGCTAGTCCCTTTGCAAGTTCGCCTTTTGCTGACGCTGGAACTGAAAACTCTGAATTTAATGCAGTTGCTATAACTACATCTGCCCCTCTATTGGGTAATGCAGATATTACTGAAGGTAATATTTTTGGTGCTGGTAGCATTACAGTCGGCGCACCTACAATACCTCAAGTCGTATTCAATTTATCAGCAGTTTTAAGCACTGCAAATCTAATAACAAATGCACCAGATGTAGATGATGCTAATATGTCTGAAGGCGAAATCCTTAGTGCGCCAGAACTATTGTCAGCAAGTCCAGTTCTTGGAACTGCTACAATAAATCAAGATCAAGAAATACAAGCGCCAAACTTTATATCAGCAAACCCAGATGTTCCAAATATACCAATGTCAGAACGAGAAACCTTTATTGCTGGAAATCTTGAAGCACAAGCCCCTGATATTGACCAAGGAGCTTTTTCAGAAGAAAACATACTGACTGCAAATAATGTAATTTCATTGCAACCTATTTTGTCTACATCTGCTATAAATCAAACTCAAATATTAATTGGCGAAGCGCTATCTACACAACAACCAGTGCCAGATGATGCGACTATGCAAGAGGATGAAACTTTTGTTGCAAATAACTTAATTTCAAATAGGCCAATACTTCCACAGTTAGTTCTTGATCAAGGCCATAACTTTAACACAAATGAATTAATTACACAGCTTCCAAGCGTGCCAAGCGCAACTGCATTTGAAGATGAAACCTTTAATGCACCTAATTTATACACAGAAGCCCCTACAGTCGGCGCTGGCACAATATTGCAAGATCATATTATAACTACGCCAGAGCTTCTCAGTGGTGCGCCTAGCGTTCCAGCGCATGGAATTTCTGAACGTGAGACATTTAATGCTGGCAACTTAATAACTGATCAAGCAAGTGTACCTAAAGCTGAATTTATCCAAGGGCATGATTTTGTCACAAATAATTTAGTTGGTAGTGCGCCAGATGTTCCAAATATATTTGTAAGTGAGCAAGAAACATTTGAAACGATAAACCTTGTATCACAAGCGCCTATTATACCTGAAATAGTATTTTTAGAAAATAATGTATTCATTACACCTAATATTGATACTGGAGCGGCTGATGTTCCAAGTGCTAATTTTGAGCAAGAGCATGAACTCAATCCAGTAAACTTAAATACTCAAAGTCCAGTAGTCCCAAATTCTACAATGTTAGTTGTATATAATTTTGCATCTAACAATTTAATTACAGCACCAGCATTGGTTGATGATGCAACAATGTCAGAAGAAGAAACGTTTGTAGCTGATAATATAAACGCACAGCCGCCTACAGTTTCAGAAACTGCATTCTTACAAGCTCATATTTTAGATGCAAATTCTATAACATCTGGAGTTCCATCAATAGATGAAGCGTCATTAGCGCATGTTTATAACTTCTCTACAGGTGAATTGATCTCTGGTGCGCCTATTGTTCCAATACTTCTTTATGATGCGGCGTTAGGTAGAGTAGCAACAGAAGCTGAAAGTCGTTCTATTGTAGATACAACTATCAAATCTTCAAATAATTGTATAATTAACAATAAACCAAATAACGTTGAATTAGCGGCGTAAAACGTGTAAGGATAGAATATGGCGTTCTTTATTAAACAAAATGATACATCACCAGCATTGCAAGCTACTCTAAAAGATGGCTTGGGTGTAGTTGTTGATTTAACTGGTGCGAGTATTAGGTTTCATATGAGGAAAACAGGAGACACAACAGCAAAGGTAGACGCCGCCGCTGTTATAGAAAATGATGATAATGGCTTAGTTTATTATAGTTGGGTTGCCGCAGATACAGACACAATTGGCTCTTATGAAGCTGAATTCGAAGTAACGTTTACTGGCGGAGAGATTGAAACTTTTCCTAATAATCGCTTCATAGAGGTAGAAATTACAGATGACATTGCCTGATGGTGAAAAAATGCATGGTATAACAAGAACTGAATTAAAGGCTTTAATACTAGAAGCCGCAGAAAAAGGTTCTGATAGAGCGCTGTCAAGAATTGGATTGCACGACGAAAACGCTGTGCATGATGTAAAAGAATTGCGTGATTTACTCGAAGGGTGGAGACAAACTAAAAGTTCTGTTTGGAAAACTGCTATTAGATGGATTACAATATTTGTGCTTGGATTTGTTTCATTTGCTGTTTGGTCGGAGTTTAAATCAAGGTTATAACTCTAGGAGGGTTTATAATGAGGATTTTATTATTATTTCTATTAGTTTTAATTGGATTTTTAATTGGCAATCTTGCTAGAGCAAATGACCCAATTGTAACTGAAAGCACTTCGGAAGTAATTTCAAGTGGTACTATGGAAACAACTGTAAATAGCCCACCACCATCAGCAATTACCCCAAATATCAGCAATAGTAATTCAGATTTATGTACTGTCGGTGTTGCAGGGGCAGTTCAAACTCAAATATTAGGTATCAGCGCAGGGACAACTTTTACGGAAGAAAACTGTTTATTGTTAAAAAAAGCCGCCATTATGTATGACATGGGTATGCGCGTTTCAGCAGTGAGTATTATGTGTAGTGATAAAACCGTTTTTGACGCAATGCTCAACGCTGGGACGCCCTGTCCCAAGGATGGGTTGGTAGGGGATAAAGCTAGATTAGCATGGGAAATGCAAGCTGTTGAAGATCAAATTGAATATGAGCAAAATAGTCCAGTAAGGAATATATTTGATGGTAATACGGAAACAAAAATTGGGTTGGGCGTTATTCTTAGCACTCTTGCCTTCTTACTCGCAATGTGAGCCATACACATACGGAACAACTGGAAACGCCGCTGGGACTTCTCTTAGCTGGACTATGACTAATGTTTTGCCAGAGGGCATTGGATTAGACGTAAATGGGTTAATTTATAAATATACTACTGTAAAAAATCCAGAAGACGATATGCTTGTTCATGTTGGAAATTTAAATTCTACTGGCGATGGCTACACATTTAAAGAGACTGATGATTGGTCGGGAGTTCCAAGCAATACAATCGCAAAATCTTTTTCATTACCCAATATACCATCAGCTCATTGGGGCAATGGCTCAATAGATGTTGAGGGAACAGGCGAAGTAACTGATGCTATTGTCATATACAGTTACAGGCTAGATAAATGTTTTGACCCACAATCTGACCCATCATGCGCTGGATATAGGCGACCAGTACCGCCTGTTATTGAATATGAAATATACAATGCACTTGATGATGAGTCTGTTACTGAAAATTTAGATGAAAAAGTTGATGCAGATTATGATGAAGATGAAGCAAAGCGTGATGATGAAGATGAAGAAAAGGAGCAATCAAGAATAGAGTTAGGCCTAGCACAAGCTGAAAATGCATTAACTCTTACACTTGATCAGGGTCAGTCGCAGATCATCAACGCTATGAATTCACAGACGAATATAGACATCTACTATAATTCTAAGATAAATGGTGGTATATATAAAGATACAGTCACTTTAAATGGTGGTAATTTGCCAGATAATAAAAAAGGTTTAAGAAATAATTTAGCACAGCAACTTCTGCACAAAGAATTAGTAGACTTGCAATATGATTAAAAGGAAAAGAATTATGAAATATTTAAGTACAATTTTTATATTACTAGCTTGCCCAGCAGTCGCAAATGTTGACATTGTTGGAAGTGTGGAAGCCAAGTGCGTAATACAAACAACTAAATCGGGCGTATATGGAAACCCTATAGCTAGTAAATTAAGCACAACACCAGCCGATGGTGGTGTATTACCAGTTATTAGATATGATGTTTCTATAGCAGATAGTTATACGGCTAATATAACACATCCAACATCTTTTAGCTCGTCGCCACCTTTATCAGATACAGTTGCATGGACTGGAAGTACCAGCGTTACACAAACGTCTGTTGCTGGTATGTCAGCATATGAAGCCGCTAAAGTGGTGGTAAATAACACTACTATTTTTGATCTTACATTGGCAGGGTCTACATGGTTTTCTACAGCTTCTAGTGCAGTCTATGGTTCAGCAAAGCCATTTACAGGCGGTACATATACAGCATCAGTTGTTGCAACGTGTATACCAAAATAAAGTTTCTCGCCTTATTTCTTATGTTGGGGTCATATGCTCAAGCACATGAGCAAACCCCAGCATATCCAAAAGTATTACCATCGCACGTAAAAGGCGTTGTTAAGGTACAATTACAGCTATTAAATAGACGACAAGAAATAAATTATTATGGAATTGGTGTATTTGACAAAGATTTTAATAAAATAAATTTTACTTCAAAACAAAAAATAATAAAATTAGATTATGAAAATAAAATAGATTTCGATGTTTATATAAGAAAATCTGATTTAAAAAGGGCAGTTTATATTTGCACCGCATCAAAAATTTTAAAATCAAATAATTCTAGGGCGATAGTTTCGTCCATCGTATGTTCAAAATTAGGTGGAGAACCATTATGAGATTTGTATTTGCACTTCTTATTATGTCTAG